CGAGGTTTCCAATGCGAAACATGGAGTCAAAGGCACTCGTGTCCACATCCACAATCTTATCGACAGCGGACTTTAGCTCCTTGGCCCCCACCTTGCCCTTGCCAAACGCCTTCATGAGAGTAGGGCCGAGGATGAACGCCGCCGTCACAATAAGGTTGAACAGCGCGAGAAGACCGGCCGGTGTCCCAAGAGACATACGAAGCGTCTGCCCCATGGTCCGTTTCGCCTCCTTCGACTCCTTCGCCATCATCTCGTAGCCAAGAGCTATGCCCTCAAGGTTGTTGATGACGGCCGGCAACCCGAACTTCAAGTCCTCCACGCCACGGGAGAAGTTAATCATGAACAGGCTGGCGCGGTGCGTAGAGTTGCCCGTCTTGCCCATCTTGGCTGAGGTGGCGTCAAGCTGCCCTCGAAGCGCCTGTTGCCGCATCTCCACCTGCGACAAGGCGTGGGAATCGCCCTGCAACGCCATCTTGAGTTGGTCGAGCGCCTTGATCTCGGTTTCCACCGCATCTCCCGTCCTAATGCCCATCTTGGCAAGCGCCGCGTGGGCAGAGGCGTTGCCGTCAAGAGCCTTCTGTGCCGATTCGAGCCGCGCATCGAGACCGCCAAGCGAGCCACTGAATCCGTCTGACGAGGACTTCATCTTGGAAAAGGCGCTCTGTAGTTCACCGCTATCAACGCGGTACTCAATGCCTACTTGTGATTCAGCCATCGGACTTACTCTGCCTTTGTTCTCGTGCCTTACGGAATCGCTCCTTCACCGCTTCGTAGTCATCCTTGCCCGTAACGCCTTTCCTACCGGAGAAAAGATCGTCGTATGTTAGCCGGTCCTCCCGGCCGACCCATACGTTGTACAGCATAAGGCTGCGCTCCCATGCGATGCGCTCACGTCTTTCATAACCGCGAAGTACAGCAGATAGATCCTTCGGGCAGGACCAGTAGTAATCTTCATGGCTCATCCCTATGGTGCCAAGATATAGGCCGTCTACTTCTTCTTGGCTCGGCTCTTGGGCTTTTTTCCCTCAACACCTACCGCCTTGGCCTCTTCTACCTTCGGTAGCTGCTTTTCCGTGAGCTCCTCAGCGAGCTTGATTAGCTTGGGGAAGTCGGCTGGCATAAAGAGAAGGTCGAAGTCGTCAAAGGGTAGGTCTCGGTCGAACGGCAGGTGGCACATCCACAGGAATCGCATCGAACTCTCGTACCAATCATCCTCATCGGGTGTGTCCTCGAAAGAGTAGCCGTGGTTCTTGGCAAGGTCCACGCACCGCCGGTGATACCAGAACTGGTACTCATGCCCGTTGTGCTCCATTGTCACCAGCCGGGGGTCGTCTCTAAGTCGTTCCAAGCTCATATTATACTCTCGTTTGTTACCACCCTATAGTACGAAATTGCCGCATAAAAGGAAAGCCGCGCACCAGTGACATACCGATGCGCGGCTGAACCATAGGACAGGGTGTACTAAACGGTCGCGGCGAGGGTTAGTGCGCCACTTCCTTGTAGCGTGCCCGACAGGGATATAACGCCTGTGTACGGGATCGACAGCGACAGGGACTCAGGGTATGCCGATCCGAAATACTCCGACGCATCGGCCGTGCCCGTTCCAAGAAGCGCCGTTCCGACCTCTGACGCCCCGCCGGAAGCAAAGAAGTCCGTAATAAGGGCCACAACGCCCGCGTCGGCACCAGTGGTCGTCGGAGCGACAACGGACCCCGTGGCCTCAAGTGACACCGAGTACGTAATGATGCCGTTGTGCGGGTGTGAAAGCGAGAAAGACGTGGGGCGGAGCGTGGCGTAAATAAGTTGGTTCGCGCCGAAAGAAAGCGTACACTCCTTGCCGGACGACGTGGTGCCCTTTATCTCATCGAATAGGTCCTCAAGGGCCTCGTCTCCGCCAGTGGGAGTGGCATCCTTGTCGAAGTCGTACCACTCGCCGTTCACGGTCATTGTGACGGTCCGGGTTGCCGGGCAGATGGCACGATCAAGACCAGTGGTTGTCGATACGCTGTCAATAAGCTCCGAGCTAAGGTCCAGCGTAACATCGGTTATGCCCTTTATGGCTGTGCCACCGCTCCCGCTGGTTGACCCAACAAGGAAGTTAAGCGTGTCGCCAGCAAGCTCCACGCTCGACTCAACGTACATACCATCAAAGTCAACCGACCAGGAGCGCACACCATTCTGTGTGGACTTGAACGCCGCAGATCCCTTGTTCGTCGTCGCGCTCAAGTCTTGGTTGAGCGTAAGTGTGGCGTTGGTGCCGCCCCCGATCTCCGTTCCACCGGAAATACTTAGGGTGTAATCAAGGCCCTTCTGTACTGTTGTAGGTGCTGCCATTGTTATTCGTGCGTTCTGTATTGGAGTCGGATGGACACCCCGTACTGAACACCCTGCGGTGTGTCGATCTCGGTGGGTCCTGTAATGAAATCCAATTCATAGGTAATAAGTTTCACCGAAGCGGAAACTGTTATCGCATTCGCCCGGTCCGATATTGATTGAAGCACTATGTCGGTGAGCACAAGTACCTCGTCTGGGTCGTCGGCATACGCCACGATGACGTGATACGACGTGGTGCCCTCGTGTGTCTTATTGTGGCGCGGGCTGATAAACACGTTCGCCAAGTGGACATAGGGCAGAGACTGGTTGTGCGGTGGGTTCGCAAACACGGGGCACGTTTTGCTGTTGGCCGTCATGGCTGCATCAATGGCCGTAATAATACCAGCACGCAGTTGTAGCGTTGGGTCTATCATATTAGCTTGCTGGCCTCGGCTATAAACGCATCAATACGGCGCAGAAAGGCGGGTGTCAGCGCGGGTTGCGCTGCTATCCTCTGGCCGTTGCGCCAGTGCTTAAACCCAAACTCAACGAAGTACGCATATCGTACGCGGTTGATAACGCGCCCTATCGTCATGCCGAACCCCGTCTCGTAATGCTCCTCGTATGATGAGGCCAATACGCCGCTGGAGGTAGGGGCTCTGGATGCCGCCTCGGCCCGCGTCTCCGCCGTGTACCGACCCACAATCTCCTCGGCTTCCCGCGCTGCCGAAACCGCGAGCGCCTTATAATCCTTTGAGATTACAGTTATGATACCCTTGTGTGATCCACGGACGATCTTGCCGCCGGGCTTATTCCAGTGCTTCGGGCCGCGAGTCCACGTCCTGCTATATGTAGTGTGCCTAACTGGCATTGTTTTCCACCACGGCGTATATGAAAGACCTGACGCTGCGCTTGCCGCTATCCCTGACATACACGATGTCGTAGTTCCGACCCTCCCATACGATCCGCTTGGCCGTCGTTAAAACGTTATTGGGGTCGTAAAACAGCTTGAACACACCAGCCGCTGTCGGGTAGGACCGCGAGTAAACCCACATCTCTGAACCGCCCGTAGGCTCAAAGCGTGCCCGTACCGTGCAGTCCGTCGTCCACGTCTCTGTTATTCCGCCAGTGGCGCTTTTGACCTCGGCCCTGCTCTGAATGTCGATGGCATCGGTTAGGCGCATTGTTACCACACATGAATAATGTACGGCTCAAGTAGCGCCTTGGCCACCAAGGGCATGGAGCCGTCACCAGGTTTATTGCCGTGGTTCATGTACAGATCGGCGCACAAGGCCTTAACGCCGTGGAGAAGGTCGTCGGGCACGTCCTCGCCGGAAGACCCGTATCCAGCAACGTATACCACCGTAGCCGCCTTGTATGCGCGGTAGAGCGACCACCCGCCGTCAACCGCCACAACGCGGGCGGGGTTGTCGCCGTCAACGCGGTATCCCGCAGCCGGTACCGCCGTGCCCGTCACGTCACTATCGCTGGCGTACGTCACAAATGACGTAAGGGACGAGTACGGCGAATACGGCAGGTAGAACCCCGTCGAAGCCTCGTGGGCATCAAGGTCGAGCGTGATCGTTTCGTTAATCAGTTTCCGCCCTGTGTACGACTCCGCCTGCCGCGTCGCGGCTCGAATGATGGAGAGTATGTAAGCGTCATCCTCTGTGTGCTGTACGCCGATATGCTCCTTGACCTCGGGTAAGATCAGTGGATTCCTCCTACTATCGGCCTGTGCAAAGGATACGTTCATTGCGGTATAAACTAATTATCGCCGATGTCACACCGGATAACCTAAACCTCTAAGTAGACGACCACAACAGCGGCCTTTGCGTTGCCGCCTTGCGCGATCACAACCTCAAGGTCCCCGGCGTGGACAGGGGCCAAGAACTCCCCACTTGCCGTGCCGTCAGCCTTTGTTGAGGCTACGTCAATGTGGTAGCTTGACTGGGCCTGAGAGTTGGTCAGTGTAAGGTGCGTTTCGTCCACCCCAACCGGCGTGTTCACCGACTTAACCGTAAGGTCTGCCGTCGCGTCACAAGCGCTAAGATCAACACTCACCTTGACGATGCGCCCTACTTGGGTAGACCGCGTGAGCGAAGCGTCGCCGCCAGCAGTCGTCGTTAGGCTAAACTTGTAATCGTGGATCATTTTGTTTTACTCTTGGGCTTCCGTGCCGCCTTGGGCTTTTCAGCAGGGACGGGCTCGGCGCGTCGTGCATCTACGAGCTTCTGTCCGGCAGGCAGGTCTACTTCCTCACCAGCCTCGTAAAAGACCTCGTTCGACAGCTTACCGCGATAGTCCCGAAGGAATCTTATACGCATTAGGTCAGGTAGAATAGTTCAACAGTAACACTTCCGGCGGATACTGACGTGAAGTCAGCGTTTGTTGTCACCGTCAGTTTGGGCGTCTTGGCCGCTGTGTGCTGCCGCGTGCCCGACGGGTCGCCTGCTGCTACGCCGGTAGCTGCCGTTGTAAACACGTTGATCGTGCCCGTATTGTACCTGTCGGCATCGGTGCCATCGCCAATCGTTAGTGCGGCCGACGTGTCGCCAGCAAATCCGGTAATCGCCGTCACGTTCGCGTAAAGGAATACCGCTCCCGCCGGAATCGTCCCGACAGTGAGATCGTAGGTGCCAACTTCTGAGCCGCCGTCGGTGAAAGCGTCAAAGGCTACCGTCTCCGTAATCTTTACGGTTACGCTGGCATCGGTTACGCCCGACTGATCGGTAACGGATAGTGAGTCGCATGTGACGGCCGCGAAGTCGGCGTCAGCGCCCTTGCGGGCTACATAGGTAGGTTGTGACATAGTTTTGTCCTTTGCCTCCCCCTCCCCCGCCGAAGCAGGGGAGGGATCAGGCTATCGTATCAGATTATACAGTGATGTTGTAGCTGATTGCAGCAGCTTCCGAGTCACGAGAGTCGAACGCGGCACGCATCATGACTACGATCTCCGTAGCGTCAGCAGCAGGCACACGAGTCGTCTCCATCGTCATGCGGCGACGGTAGCCAAGACGCCACTGGTCGGGACGGATCGCAAGGATCTGGCCCTTCGCATTGTTCGATGGCGTGTCAACGTCGATGGAGCCAGTGGTGTCAGACAAGCCGGAGCCAGCCTTACACATGTGGCCCGACACATGAATATCGTAACCGTAGATGCGCGTCAGGTTGCCACTCTCAACAGTCGCGGCAGAGTTAACGTCGCGGGTTTTCACCTCGGGCAGTGTGAGAGCCTTGTAGTGCGTTGAGTTGTCAACGATGAACTTGACCTTGGACTTGTCAATGGCGTTGCGGCCATTGGTGCCCATCAACTTCACTGTTTCCAAGAAGTCCTCGGCAGTAAGAACTGAGGCGTCACGAGAGTTGGCCGTATTCGTTACCAGGGCCAGCTTCCTCGGGCCATCGAAGGCCAGGAAGTAGTCCGTGGCAGCCGGTGTGCCAGCGATGTCGTTGATGTTGGTATTGGCACCCGTCTCGGTGTCACCATCAAGAATGGCGGACTCAAAATACTCCGCTCCGGAGACAGAAAGCTGATTCATCAACTGCTGCGCGAAGGGCAGTACCGAGTCCTCGCTAACCTCGCCCGACCAAAGCTGACGTGCCCCAATCTTGGAGAGCGTCATTGTCTTTTTGCCCGTGGCCGTCTTGCTGGACGTTACCGTATTTGTGGGAATACCGCCGGGGTTCGAGCTAAGTGCAGACGACTGATTCACGAGATACCACGTCGGGTCATCGGACTCAAGCGGCACAACGAGTGATTCTGCTCCAGCAGGGAACTCGAACTGAGGAAACATGGAAGCCACAACAGCTTCCTGTCGGACCAGATTCCACAACTCGGACGAGTATGCCACGCCAACCCACTCGTCGCCAAAGCCGGACAGCGTTGACTGTTGAATCTCGTTGGCCTTGATACCGGCTCGGTGCAGGTACGACTTTAGCTCGTTCTGAGCAGCGCGGTATGTCCCGGTGCTGCCCTCAGACGAGTCAAGGCGGCGTCCGATAGCCTTGTACAAGCCATCGGATGCGGGGCGGTTCTTGTGAGACAGGCTGGATGCGCTGTTCAAGAACTCGGCCGTCGTAGACAACTCGGCGATGCTGTAGTTGTCGTAGTGCCTGGTGGTGGCATCCATGTGGACTGCCGGGGCGCTAAAATCAGCCTTTGCCGTCTTTGCTTCGGCCAGCTTGATCTCATCCTCGGCACGCTTGGCCTCTCGGGCCTCAAACGCCTTCATGGTGGCCTCTGCGGCCGCAACTGCGGCCTTTGTAGCAGCGGCTTCTGCGATAGCAGTAACGTCTACCGCTTCTGCTTTGGTTTCTTCGGACATGGTAGTGTCAATGGTTTTGGTTTCCTGAACGGTGGGTTCGGTAGATTCCGCTGCGACAGCCGCCGCCTGTTCTGCTTCATCATCCTCTTGCGGCACCAAAAGAGGTGCCAGCGGCAGTGACTTGATAGACACTGCATTATTTCTTGGTTCGACCGGGGTCGGGGTTAGCGACGCCTCGCCTATAATCCATGTTTTAAGCCAGTTGGCGTCGCCCGTGCGCTCGCGCTCGACAGCATGACCAACCGCGCCAGAGGACCACCCGAGCTTGCCCGTCTTAGCCAGCTTCATGATGTGGCGCTCGTAGCTGTCACGTAGCGCAAGCTGCGCCTCGATCCACACGCCGTCGTCGGTGATCTTCCACTCTGACGTTCCGATGATGCGAGACTTGAGCACGGGGTCAAGCCCGTGGTGGTACATCATTGGCGGGGTCGTGTTGGTGCCGAACTCGCTGGAATCGGTAAAATAGTCGTCTACCAGATCCGGGTCCAGGGCACTCGTAAACCGCACGAGGTATCCCCCGATGCGGTCGTCTCCAAGGGCTTTAACCTGCCCTCCAAAGTAAACTTGGCCTTCTTCAATCATGGGGATAGCAATTTGTTGCTTTATCCCCCCGTTTCATTATCCAACACGCTCCGCGCTGGCAGGGTTCCTGCCTCACCGCTTGTCGCAAGTCAGTTGTTGAATAAAGTAAGCTCCATGTCGGCGATAGTGATTGTGGTACAGGTGTCCTGCCTCTTGTACTTCTTGCCGCCGTAAGTGAGATCGGCCGTGCCCTGTATGACACGTATCACTTCTGGCTCCTCGCACAGGTCACGCACCCAGACCTCAAGGAGTAGGCCCACGGCGATCATCGCAAGTCCCCAAACAAACATTGGGTGGTAAGAAGAAAGCAGGGACAGCCCCGTAATGCTAACGGTCATCCAGATTCGGTCGTGGTTATCCATTGCAATCCTCATCCCTTTGATTCGTCGATGACCTCATAAGTGGCCTTGGGTTGATGCCCAGGGTCGTGAGGCCGACACTTCAAGTCTTTGGCATTTGCGTAGCCTACCACCTTTTCTTCCACTGTGTCGCCAAAGGCCCGGTCATAACCCTCCTCGTATGCCTTGCGGTTTGTGGGCCGTGGCTTATCTCCCTTCCCGTTCATGTCAGCAAATGGTTATAACTATCGGCCAAAACCAATGCCCGACGAGCACTCCGATGGTAAGCACTAATAGAATCAATAGCAATTGGTGCCGCTGTGCAAAGACGGCAATGACCCGGCTTATCGTAGGGCGATTCGTTGTCCACAGCCAAACATCAAAGATGATTATGACCACAATCGCTACCAAAATGAAGGTGGATGTCATAGGCTCAGTAGTCGCTGAAATGCGTAGTCGGAGATGAGTCGTGATATGACGTGATCCGGAACGTCCAGGTCCTTAAGGCGAAAGTAGTAGTATGCGACCATCTCGCACACCTCGCCTATCGCCATCCTTTCGACCTCTAATAGCAGGCTGTCGTCACCGGGGTTCATAATAGCATCCTTTGGTTGATGCAATTAACCATTTACCGCAATTAGATGCAAGAAAGCGGGTCCTTGTTTTTGTACTCTTGGATCAGCATACAAGTAAGGCGGTCAAGCTTCTCGTTCGTCTTGGCGTTTTCATCCCGGTTTAGCCCCGCCGCACGATGCAGTATCTCGAAGTCCTCGGTGTGGCGCAACTCAATAGCTTCCAGCCTCTCGGGCAGGGCTGTGTATTGGATTGTGGCACCACCGAACGTAGCGCCAACACCAGTGGAGACGACAATTATCGTCACCGCCTTCCAAACTGCCGGTATGGCGTCAAATACTGAGGATAATGACATACTATATCTCTATAAACGGGACACATCGACATCCTGCGACATTTCCCGCAGAAGCACCGAGAGAAATGTCGCCAGGGAATTGCAGGAACTCCCCGCTAACCGAGAATGGCTGATCTAACGGCACAGTTTGCTGGTGGGCCTCTGCATGGTTGAAACCACGCTCACCGCGTCTTGTTCTTCCGTCGAGCATGGCAATCCATGTTTTTCTTGCTATGGTAGGCCCGCCACTCGATTGGCCTATTAACACGGTAGCAGCAGAGCCGCCGCCAACGATGATCCCGTGGCTCGATGCTGGCACCACAAGGCTTTCGGCCCGTGTTCTCGCCCTGCGGTTGGCAATAGCGTCCTGCCGCGAGCGTATCTGGTTCGCTATCTGCTCGTTTGTGAGCCCTGAGCTTACGCCGCGCTGAACGATGACAAGAATGTCACGCCTAACCGTCCGATTCATTAGCGAAACGATCAGTTGCAGGTTGGCGAAGAAATACTGGATTAGGATAAGCTGCCAGCGCCGCTTTGTCTCCTCGTCAGCGTCAGATTTAGCCGACAGTGTTTTGGTATATGAATATGCCGCGAAATCCATGTAGGCGGCTCGGTACACGTCCTTGGCGACGCGCTCCATCGGCTGCTCCGGCACCGTAAGCCCCAAGCCCATCTGTATCGCCGCAGCCGCATCTTGGACCTGCTGGCGAATAACCGCATCAATCATCTCCGTGGCGCGGGATTCGTGCGGAGCCCTTTTGTGCTCTATGTCAGAGGCGTAGCCGTCCATTACAGGTCGTAGTACGGGGGATCAAACGCCTCGTCACCCTCGCCAGCGTCGAGACGCCTTCGGATTGACTTTAGCGCCCAGTCCGGTATGCTGTCGGACTCGAATGGCACGGAAGCACCTTTGTTTTGCACCTTAAAGCGCCACTTCTGGATGTCACCGAGCGCCTTATTGTCCATTGGGTCAACATCTTCGTCAACCGGAAGCTCCGCCGCCCCCGCAACATGCGGCCGCACCTGAACAAGGTCATCGCCCCCGTCAACAGCAGCGTACCCAAGGCGCGAACGACCCTCGTTCGGGGTTAATATGTTAGGCACAATCTTGTCAAGGCTGCGTGCGCTATCAAGGTCGGCCCGCATAAGAGCCTCGATTCGATTGTACTCATAGCGAAAGTACAGACCGAGCGGAGAAAAAACGTCTTTATTCAAGACCATCGCCCGGCGCTTTGCATTCGGTATGATCCCCTTTGTGTATAGGTTTTCGTCCTCCTGAAACGCCGTGGCCCTGTTTGCGGCCGACGAGAGAAGGTGGGACATGGGGACACCAATAGCCGCAGCAATAGCCTCGCGCTGCTCCTGGACGACGGCGGAGCTTGATAAGTCCTTTATGCCGTTGCCGATCTGGTGTACCGTAACGTTGTCGGCGTTAACGACGTGCTGGCGACCGGCGTTGTTCTTGCCGCGAAACAGCCTTTCCCACCACGACTGAAACTGCTTCCGGGCCTCTGGTGACGTGTTTGCGGGCAGACCAAGTATCGTTGCGGGTAAGAGACCCCGGTCCATGTACGAATCAAGAAACTTGTCCAGACTGTACAGCACGTCCGCGTTGATCCGCACGCCGTCGGCGATGCTCGACTCAGGAGGGCCGATCTCCGTAAGCGGGTGCCGCTGGTAGAACGCAACAACCTCGTCAGTGTCAAGGTGCTTGTCGGTCATCATACCCGACTTTGGGTTGCGCAACTTCCTGTTGTATCCCACAATGCTGCCGTCGGCATCGCTGTACTTCTCTTCGACCATGAGCGGATTCAGCCACTGAATACCCGTCGGTCGCCCTGAGTCGTAAAGCGGCCTCCAGTACGCCTTCCCGTACATGATAATGGATATTTCCATTAGGCGGGCCATCTCCTGAAACTCAGACATCCACTCCAGCGTGCGCGGCAGTGGGTCGAAGCTCGTGCTGTCATACAATACCGTCCCGCTCGATGCACGCCGGATCGTATACGGTATACCCGCAAAGGCATCAGCCCGAAGGTCGATACACCGCCGGAGCCACCCTGAGTGCTTGTATGCCGACTCAATCGGCATACGGTCGCTATGTCGGTCCTCCACAAGATGCGAAATCAACGATCCGTCCTGGACGCTCAAGGACTTCGTACTCGTAGGAGTCGTAATAAACATGCTCGGTGCGTATGGTTGCCACATATTATTCCATGAGCCACGTTACCGGGTTGCCGTGGTGCGTATATGCAGCATATCTGGCGGCATCCAAAGCGTGATCCCTGAATTTAACGGGTTCGTCAAGTATGCGATCCTGATTGTCCTGCTTCCACTTGTAACCCCGAAGCTCACGTATAAGGTTCTCGCTATCGGCAGTAATGTAGATTTTATGTCGCTTTATGAAGTCGATACCGTCCTTCACGCTGTAATTACGCTTGTCAGCCCCCGTTATGTTGTAACCAGCGCGAAATATCTCCTCAATTCGGTCCGGGGACGCACTGTCTCCGTAAATGCGGTGATATTTAGCGCCTACGATTTCTCCTAATCTTGAAATCATATCGCGCACAGTAAGTTTCGTCTCGTACAGGCGCTCTCGCATGTACAGCCTCAGCTCGCCGTCAATATCGGTTTGCTCGATCTCCACAACGGCGCTCGGCTCGTTGTATCCGAAGTCAACGCCATAAATGGGGTCGCTCTTGCCGGGAAGGCTGTCACACACCTCAAACCGAGGGTATATAGCCGCTCCCGATGACCCGCGCTCACCCTTGCCGTAAATGCGCCAAGCATTCTCGTCAACCTCCTGTAGCCACTCAATCTCCCGAACCGTCTCGGGCGTGAGGAATGGGTTGTCGCGGTATGTGCTCTGGACGTAATGCACGTCGTCACGCACAAGTATCTTGTCGTAAATCCAGTGATACTCCTCCGATGGGTTGTAGTCAAGCAGCAGCTTGCCCGTCGTACGAAACGCTATCTGCTTGAAGTCCTCAAACGTGAACTCGTTGGCCTCATTCATCCAAACGACATTTCTCTTGCGGCCACGGATCTTCTGCGGGTCGTCAAGAGACAGGAACTCCGTCTCTACATTGCCATCGCGGTACTCATTGTCCGTCTTGTTGTGGCTCCTTTGACTGTACCACCCATGACGCTCCATGACCTCAAAGTAGTCGCGCATCGCCGTACCCTTGAGAGATGGCATCCGCTTGCGCATAATAGAGTAGCGAAACCGCTCGTTGGGCGGAGTGTCGCGCCGCATCCACTGGAAATGCACGTTAAGACCCTGGGCGATGGCGTAAGACTTACCGCTGTTGTGGACAAGGCGGCTGCTCTGTGTAATCAAATACTGGTTATCTGGGAATACATTCAGATCGTAAATCGTGCCCGTGTATTGAAACAGACTGACGGAAACAATTTCTCGGGGCTCGATAGACCGGCCAACACCGCCGCCATCCGGGCCGCAGTCGCTGACGACATCGTCAGACTCGTACAAGTCCGCACCAAGGACCACGCCCATGAGCGCAACGACAATGGCCGGGTGAAAAGCGCCACTAGAAAGTATCTCGTGGTCATACGTACAGGCGAACGACGTTCCGTCTAACAATGTCAGCCGCACCATGCAGTGATCTTCTACGTCATACTGGAATACCTCCGTCACCTCACCACCGGCAGGCACCTCGTCGCCAACAGCAACCTGGCTTATGGGAATCAGTCCACGGCCCGTGCGAACAAGTGTGTCCCCGGTGAAGCAGCGAGTGCCCCCCTGAAACACAAGTATGCGCTTGTCGCTGCCCAGGAAGGCAAGCACCTCCTGCAACAACCGCGTGCCCTCGATCTCTGCTATCTTTCCCATGTGGGCATAGTACAAAACATGTGGCTTTTTTGTTCGCCTGTTGATTCGCCAGCAACGCTTTGATATACTCTATAGCACACCAAACGAGGACATAGCAATGATGATAGACAGTAGGCGTATCGTGTCAACAGTGTCGGCGGCAATGGCGGATTCGGCGTCAGACATCGCATACAGCCAGTGCCACGAGGCCGCAATGAAAGCATACGCGCACGTAATCGACATGATCGAGAACGAGGTCGGCGACTCTGACGACGGGTTCGATGCCGCATGGGATCTCTACGGATATAAAGAAAACAAGGTGGCCGCACGGAGATCGTGGAAAAGACTGCCCAAGTCAACACGGCAGCTAATAATGGACCATATACCCAAGTTCAAGACCGCAATGCCAGCATGGCGAACCCTGCCACTGTTCTCTACCTACCTCAACCAAATGCGGTGGGAGGACGAAGAGCTGCCCACAGACAAGAAAACCGAACTGCCACTCATGACGCACAACGAAATGCTTCGCCACGCGCAGAAGAGCGGCACCAAAGTCGACAAGAATAACTACAATCCCGTACCCCAATCCAACGGAAGAAATCCGCTGTGGAAATACATAGGGAAATGACATGAAGCAATGGACAACACCGCTGTCAAGCGCAGCACGAAAAGACCTGACACCAAGAATCATCAAAATGTACAATGGCGGGATGACGCTATCACGGGTGTCGCTGGAACTCGAACAACAAGGCACCATCCTGTCCAGTACAACCATCGCCAAGA